GTGAAGTCTAGTGCGGCCAAGGGAACTGGATGGAACGCTGGAGGCGGAGACTGGGAGATCCCGGTAGAACGCAAGATGGGCGGAGATACTGTGTTTATCTCCATCGACAAGTTCAAGTACGGATCTACACTCGTGAAGCAGAAGAAGGGTGGAGTTCGCCCCAGTGGCCCGACGTTCCGCTTTGAGTTTGAGCTGAATTATCCTCAGGAGACGGTCGGAGGTCGTCGCCGGCGTTCACTTAAGCGGCGTAGGAATCCGGCTGCTCGGAAGACGATGCGTCGTTAAGATGTACCCTGTAACATACGTGACAAACAGCAGATTAAACCATGTGATGTATGATGGCAGCTTGTAGAGAGCCAGAGCTCCCAGCGTGGTGAGAATCATATAGATAGCATCGACCACCAGAACCCACTCACTCCCCTTCATTGTCGTATACAATTTCATGAGGTCCATGATATCGTTTTCGCCTTCGGGGATGAGAGGAACTAGGAACAGTCCAAACAGAATATCGTGAACCATCTGCACTGCCACAACGACAATGAGGAAGAAGAGGAGACTGTACGATCCTCCGATCGCATATGTTATCAGCTGGGCGAGAACGAAGCCAATCACCATAGAGGATACGTCAAGGACATAGGCAATAACTCCAAAGCGGTCATACCACATGTTGATAGGTCCATCTCGGTCCGCAGTGTACCTCCACACAAACAGTCCAGCAGTATCAACCACCGCCGCCGCCGCCAGAGATGCCAGGAGAAGCTTGCCGTCCCAAAATTTACGAAGATCCATTATTTAATACAGACAGTAGATGTTCGTGGTTCTCGTAGGCGGGTACCCTCATCAGCGTGCTGAATTCATGGAGATGGCTGGAGCAATAGACGATAATCGGATTGTGTGGGTGGATGACAAGAAATCTTTTTACTATATCGCCGACCTCTTCGTGTACTTTGGCGGTCCGTTCTCTGTCCCAGCTGGAAAACTCATGATCACCTGGAGCGGAGACCATTTGGAAACTCTCCACCGAGTCTACAAAACTCTCGGGGTATAATAACTGATGTTTAACATCCTCTGGGTTTTCGGGGGATTTCTCGTAGGCATGATTGTCACAACGATCTTCGTCCCGCCGCAGACAAAGCATAAACTCGTCCCAGATGTCCACAACCCCTCAATTGTGTTCCAGAACCCCGAGGTCGAGAACGGGTGTTTCCGAGCAACGGCCTACCCTGTCCAATGCACCAATAGTATTGATTTTCTGAACATGTAAACAATGAACGTCTCGTCAATTGTAAAGAAACCTGAGGCCAACTACTTTTTCTCGTTCGTCGTCGGACTTGGACTCGCTGTCCTCATGTTTCACCGCCCACAGTCGGAGATTGACGTATCGGCGATTCCGCCAGGCAAGATTCGAGAGATGGTCACAAGGGTAGACGGACAATGCTACCGTTTCCGAGTGGACGATGCGTCATGCCCGGCATCGAGAGTTTCGCTCTAATACATATACAAATGGACGCTACACCCCTAGACCAGCTGATGCCCCCAGGAGGATCGCAGCAGCCTGCTATGTCTCTCCCATCTGCCACCACGTACCCTCAGATGATCACGCCCGGAACGTCGGCGGCGATTTACACCCCTCCTCCCCCGACGCAGACTGCCCCGATGCACCCTGGAGCCGCCAAGAGCGTCCTGAAGTCCATCATGACCTACGTCTCGATCTTCGGTGCCATCTTCATCATCTCTCTGACTCCCGTGCAGTCCCTGTTCCTTCGCTACATCCCGAACGCTTACGGAGGTTCGGGTGTCGTCTCGCTGACAGGTGCGGCGTGCCTCGGCGGATTGGGAGTTGTCCTGGTGTACATCCTCCAGGTTCTCCTCCAGCCGCTCATCTAGTATAAATCAGACTGGTTTATGTCTTGAAAGAATAGTAAGTATAGATGCTCCAGGCGATCTTAGATAAGAATCGCCCGCGTTCTCGCGGACCCGTATACGATCCAATCGCAGCTGTGTTTGATCGCATTCTTCTTGGTCCTGGACTTCACCTCACTCCCATGTTCATTCGCAGGCATCAGGTGACACATATCGTCAACTGTGCGGAGAAATCAGCGTGCCCAGCGTGGGCATCTACGCATGCTGGTCCAAGTAGGTACATTTCCCTGGGAGCCCAAGATGCCATGGGCTTCCCGCTGATTCGGGACTACTACGAAGCGTTTGAGAAGGTGATGGATATGTTCCTGCGGGATCCAGGATGTCGGTGCGTCTACGTCCACTGCCAGGCAGGAATGAATAGGTCGGCCACCCTTCTGGCCGCATACCTCCACAAACGGTTCGGAATCCCGATGGAGAAGGTGGTAGAAGTCATGGCCAAGCAGCGTCCGTGCGTGATGACCAATCCGTCGTTCGTCGAACAACTGGAAGAATTTGGATCTCGCGGAAAGAATAAGTAATGTGGGCGTCCGTTCAGTCCGCAATCACAACTGCAAATGATGATCCCATGGGAGCAGGAAACGCGATTCTCGACCAGGCTCTGGGTCCGTCCTACGATTACCTCCAGACCGTGCAGTCTCCTGCTAAGTTAAATGTTGGCGACCAAGGAACGATGAGCCAGGTCGGAACGAACGCGAATGCGATCAAAACATACGTCGATAATCTCATTACAGGGCCCAAGGCTGGAAATCAGTTTTTCAAGGATACGGGTGGAATGTGCCGTACCCCTGGATCAAAGGACGATAAGGGAATCGATAAGGGTGATGGTCCGGTAGTTCCGCGGTTCACGTACACCAACAACCGTATGGGAATGGATGACGCAGCTGCTGTCCTGGGTCCCAGTTTTTCCAAGGCGGTGGCGGGAAGCGGGTTCGACGGAATTATTCCCGCGATGGGCGGTGACATTGCGGCCCTGAACCCACTTAAACTCATGAACGGTCTGGTACTGGACGGAGTACCGCCGTGTGTAGCGTATACTTGCCCCGTGACTGATATCCAAACTGGAGTATACCAGGGAACACAGACTCGATTTATATCCCCGTCTCTGGAGTTCAATATTACCCCGTGCCGGGCAGCTACCGCAGCAGAGACGTCATCCCTCCTAGCAATGATTGCGGCGGAAAAGAAGGCGGCAGAGAAGGCAGCCAAGGACGCAGCGGATAAGAAGGCGGCGGCAAATAAGCCGGGATCAGGGGCGAGTGCGAGCAAGGGTCCGGTCAAAGGAGTTCAGGCAGGTGAGAAGTATGCGAACTTCCAGGAAAATCTCTATCAGGCTCCTATGCCTGTTGACTACATTGACCCGGTCTCATATCTCACGCTCGGTGCGGCCGTGATGGTGTTTATCGGATACATATTGATGAAATAACTTACGAACGAATCCCGAGAGGACAATAAGACGGTATATGTCCTCGGATGTATTCAAGGTAAAAAAGACTCGAGATGGCGGAGGATCTAAAGGACGCGACCAGATTGGTACTCTAGACTCCCTGCACGAGAAGTATGTGGACGAGCTCCACACCGGTTCTTCGGATGAATCGGTGCGAGCCCTGGAGATCCGCCTTGCTGAACTTGAAAGGGAGTTGGAAGGAACGTTCAACCCTTTCGTATTCGATGATGTCATGCGTCAATCAAAATTACAGGCTGAACGCGATACGCTCGCGAAAACTATTGAGAACGTACGCGAAAAGCGGGACATCCAAAAGTATTACATGGAGAGCGGAGACCTGATGCTGGATTACTACGCTCCCCCAGGCAAGAAGACGACGTCCAAGGTAGATTTCGGATCCAGGATCCCTGGAACATTCGACAAGCTGTTTTCGGTGACGGAGACGTCGGCAGGTCCGTCCAAGAAGAAGATGTTTGACGAATACCTTTCTCGTCGCGGTCTATCCAACGGTCTGAACATCGCCGAGAACGCCGATAATATCAAGAAGATGGCCGAGCACTGTGCCCCCTGCAACATCCCCCGCGAAGAGATTACTTCCGAAGGTATTCTCGTATGTCCCAAGTGCGGATCGGAAGAGTATGCCCTCGTGGTCTCTGACTTTCCCAGTTTCCGCGATCCACCGAAGGAACGGAACAATTACGCGTACAAGAAGCAGAACCACTTGAACGAGATCCTGAACCAGTTCCAGGCCAAGGAGAGCACTGAGATCCCTGACGATGTCATGAACGAAGTCATCTGTGAAATCAAGAAGCGACGTATCGACAATATCGCTCTACTGACCGAACAGAATATCCGCGAGATCTTGAAAAAGCTGGGTAGGAACCGGTACTACGAACACGCGGCCCACATTCTTTCGCGTCTGAACGGTAATCCCCCGCCCACCATTACACCAGAGATCGAGGACAAGATCCGGGCTATGTTCCAGGAAGTGCAGGCACCGTACCTCCTATACTGCCCCGACGAACGCCGGAACTTTCTGTCGTATTCCTACATCATCTACAAATTCCTGGAGCTGCTGGAGCTGGACGAGTACAAGGTCCACTTCCCGCTTCTCAAATCCCGTGATCGGCTCATTCAGCACGATACGATATGGAAGAAGATCTGTGAGTATCTGCAGTGGGAATTCATCCAATCTATATGAGATGAATTCGGGAATTCATTCAGAGTATTAGGATTACAGACTTTGATGATGAGACGATATGTAGACAGCATTTGTGTATCCGAGTGCATGGAGTTTATCTGTTGCAGTTCGTGCCCGGTGTCCCGTATTGCAGTATGCCAATATACGTATTTGCTTATTTGGGTATAACTTAGGTATCGTAGCTTCCAACTCTGAACTCGGAATGTGAACGGATCCAGGGTAAAAACCGAGCGTGTTGCGTTCAACGGTTGTTCGGACATCCAGAATCAAATCGATCTCTCCATGTTTTATACGACTCCGTGCCTCTTCCGAAGAAATTCGATGTGGGGAATCGGTTGCGTAGAGGTATACCTGGCGTATAATTAGAACAGCCGCAAGTCCAATAATCCCATAGACAACAAGGGTACCTGTTTTCATTGTCCTTATATACTAATAGATAGACTATTCCTTATGTATTCGATTTCGTCCATACAATGTATGCCAAAAAGAGCCCAAAGAAATTTTTAGCAAATATGTCCAGTATGTTGTACCCGGTGTTCTTCACTGTATAGCTCGTCACTGCGAACACACCATACAGCCCCCAGAAGAATACAAACCAATAGAATACAGCATTCTTGAATCCATCCTCATCCGATGGCAAGAACGTATCCTTAATATACTTAAAATTCAAAGCGAACGGGATAAATCCTAAGGCTGTAGACGTATAATGGTTCAAGTAACCTAGCTCGCCAATGAGACCAAAAAGCAGCATTGACGCGTTTAAGAGAACTATGTTTACGATGGGCCCTGCATGATTCGATAAAAATTCGCTTAATCTAGTTGGTTTACTTCCATCGTGGTTTAGAAATGCTGATAAGGTAATCAACATTAAGGGCGTTGTAATCGCCCAGTCTAAGTACCGAAGTGGAGTTATGTTTCGGGATACCTTGCTGAAGTAGTAAATCAACCAAACATAGAAGGCCAATTCAATTCCCTGAACAAACACTTCAACCTTCAATAAATCTTTCAAGATTTCGTCTTTTTCACTTATGTGTATGTTTATTGCCACATAGTCAATGACTCCAACTATGACCTGGACTAGTAAAGAAATTACTCCACTGATGTAGATCATAATACTACCTTTACAGTAGAGAAAATATATATCTACACCTCAACAATCTTAAGTTCGGCACTATAGTATTCGGAATCGTAGTTTTGTTCCGTCTTCGTAATATCACTGTAGCCTGCACGCTGCTTGCCGAGAATAGGGTACGCAAACACCCACCCCTTCGTCTGCAACCGTTTCCAGTGCTGGTCAATCGCGTATTCGTCATACCCCTTTCCCAACTTAAACAGTTCAATCGCCTCCTTGAAATTCTCGATCAGTGTGTCGTAGTACTCCCGTTTACAAATATACGCAGGTGTCGTCTGGCACGTTGTTCCAGTCACAAACATATCATTGACACGGATGACTTCCGATCCTTTCGTAAAACTGGGTGCCAAGACAGCTACGTTGTACTCAATGTGCTCTAGACTCTCAAGAGCCGCACGGATCTCGTGCGACTTCTTTGTCCACACAAGATCATCCTCAACAATCAGAACGCTGGGAAGGTTTCGCTCCCTTGCGAGTTCTAGGCATCGGAGATGAGACATGGAGCAGCCGATCTGGGGAGGATCGTACGTAATTGCCGGAAACCTTTCGTGGGGAAATCCTACACACGAAAGCTCATTTTCAACGGAGGTTCGGCGGTCCTCTCGAGAATCGAGATTAATATAGAACGTGAACGGAAGATCGGTGACGGGGCGTAGGTGGCAGTCTGGAGAATACCATCCGTTCTTACCCTTGACATGAACGTCCATGATCGTCTTGAACACGTACTCGTACTTGTGTGCTACGTTGAACATATCGTAGAGCCTCACTGCACGTTCACGGATGTACTTACGATCAAACTTTCCGTCTACGGCCAACTGAACTCCTGTACAGAACTCCTGAAGCGTATGACAGTTCAGACCGGTCTTGAATGGTTCAATCGTGTCTGTCTGAGCCCCGTACTCCACAGAGATTGCGGGGGTTCCGCACAGCTGAGCCTCTACAACCACTCCACAAAAAGGTTCGACGAACATCGTGGGTGCGAGAAGTGCCTGAAGTGAGCCCAAGTACTCTCCCCGCTCCATACCGCTGATCGGGGGCTTGTACACGATATTTGGCAGGGTTAGATACTTTGTAGGATCGCCCTGTCCACCT